TGCCGGTGCCTGTGGAGTCCGTGCCAATGCCAAAGTGCGTGGCTGTGGCGGTGCCGCCTGTGCACTGACCGAACTGAACCAGGGCGGTGTTGGCGATGGTGGAGGTTGTCCGCGTCCAGCCGCCTGCGGTGCGGGCCACACCCACGCGGGCGTAGCCGGTGTAGCTGATCTCGTTGGTGCTCTGGTTGCCCGCCTCTCCAGGGTCTGCGCTGTGCAGGCTGATGTGGAACGAGCCTGCCGTGGCCGAGTTCTGCAGGCCAGCAGCGTCCCCGATGTTCGCCCAATCAACGTTGAGAAACAGGAGGTCGAGGAGTGCCGCTTCGGCGGCGTTGGTCATGGACATGGTTCAGGTCCTTTCTCTTATCCGAGAAACTTTGTGCGCAGCTGTTCGATGGCGCTCGTGAGCTGGTCGCGCTGCGCAATTAGCCCGGCAACCTCCGTCGTCTTTTCTTTCACCGAGGCTTGCAACCCGTCCAATCGGACCTGCTCTTGCTGCGCTTCAGCGCGAATCTTTCCGGCCAAGGCTTGCGCGTCCTCCACAACCTTTGAAGCGGCGGCCGCAGCGGCCTCCGCTTGCTTGGCGGCCTCCACCTGGGCCTGCACCTTGGCTTCCGCCAGCAGCGTTTCGGCCTGTTGTTGCGCCGTGGCACGGGCCTTCTTGGCCGCGGCTCGCTCCTCGGTCACCTGCTTCTTTGCCTCAGCCAATTCGGCAAGCGCCTGGTCGCGCTCCGAGGCGGCTTTGACACGGGCGGCGTCCGCCTCTTTAGCGGCTTGCTCGAACGAGCCCACCCGGTCCAGCGCTTCAGCTGTCTTGACAAACATCTCGTACTGCTTGGCCGCGCGCCGGATGGCGTCAGCCGCTTCGATGTAGCTGTTGCTCATGGTCAGAAGACCTTTCTCATGCAAAGGGTAACAACAAGGTTGGTCGTGCCGTCACCCGCCGTGACGTTCGGCCGGACGTATCGAGGCAGCTCCAGCGCTTGCTCAAGCCGCGACGAGGTAAACGTCAGCACGTTGCCTTGCGGATCGCTCAGGGACGACCAGTTTGTGCCGTCGTTGCTGCCCTGCATCGTCACGCTGCCGCCTGTGCCGAACGTGCCCGTGACCTGGAAACACCGATCGGCAAAGTCGACCCAGTCGACGTACCCACCGTCGTCGCCGTTAAGCAGCCCCGTCCACGTGGCCAGGCGCGTGCGCCCGGAGGGTGTGATGTCGGTCATGCTTGGTTGTCTGGTTGCCATGTCGTTTCCTCAGATTCCTTGCCCGTCGGGGCTGTGCTTCTCTTTGAACATCATCTCGCTGGCCGCGAGTTCCTTCTTGGTGCGGTCGTTCAGCGCCGTCTGAGCCAGCTGGGCCTTGACCTGCTGAATGCTCATCTGTTGCATCTGGGCCATCTGCATCACCTGGAGGTCATGCTTGAGCTGCAGCTCCATCATCCGCAGGCGCCTGTTCTCGACCTCGCTCTCGCTGCGGGCCTCGGTCTCCGCGGCCCGGCCGGCTGCCACCGCCTGGGCCTCCATCATCCTGGCCTCGGCCGTGATCTTGGCCGCTTCGATGCGCGGATCCGGCGGCGGGGGCGGCTGCTGCGCCTGGCGTGCCTCGATCTGCTCGGGCGTCAACAGGACGTCGCGCGGATCCAGGTGCTGGGCCTTAAGCGCCTTCTCGAACAGCTTGCGCGTGTCGATCATCGGCGCGTACACCGGGTTCGCGCCCATCGCCAGCAGGTTGGTGAACGCCTGGTTCTGGATGTCGCGCACGATCAGCGCGGACGAGCCCCGGGCGTCGATGGCAAAGTCGCCCTTGATCTCGTCGCGCTCGCCGTACGCCATGTTGTAGTCGTAGTAGCGGCGGATGTGCGGCCGGGTCACGTAGTCGTCGAACTGCTTAACCAGCCGGCGCAGCACCACGTTGGCGCTGTTCATCAGCATTTGCATGCCGCCCACCGTCTCCGGTGCCGAGCCCTGCTGCCCCTGGGTCATCATGGGCGTGGCGGTCTCCTGGTCGGCCAGCTTCTCAGCCAGGTCGATCACCGCGGCCAGCTCGCCCTGGTGGTTGTTGAACTCCACCGCCGCGAACACCTTGCTGACGTCGATCGAGTCGTCCGTCAAATACCAGAACTTCCGTGGTGTCAGGGTCCACTGCCCGTCGGCCGGCGTCACGGCGCCGCGCTTGATGACGATCTGCGGGCCACTCGTGACCCCCATGTTGTCCATCATCATCCGCCACGCGGCGTTGGTCACCGACTGCTGCGCCCGCATGAGGTACGGGATCCCGTAGCCACGGGGCGTGCCGGTCACCTTCTCCCACGGGTAGAAGTCGTATGGGATCGGGTCGTCTTCCAGCGGGTTGAGGTAGGCGCGAACAACGACATCGTTGATCATCTCGACACAGCCGCTGACGCTTGCGAGTTCGTCGCCCTCGTCATCCATGTCGACCTTGGCGGACTTCAGCTCTTCGCGGTTCAGCTCGCCCCAGTAGATCCAGTGCTGGAAGGTCTTGCCGTCGTCACCGACCTCCTTCTCGCGCTCCGCGCGCTGCACCTCGTACAGCGCCGCGCTGCGCTTGGGCCCTTCCTGGATCACCTTGCGCAGCTGGTCCTTGAGATAGCCAGGCTGCTTGGCCAGCTCGCGGACCTGGCGCTCGGTCAGGTCCTCCATCTCGAAGATGCCCCGGCCGTTCTTCACGTTGTCCCCGCACGCTGGGTCTTCCCACACTCGGCGGGGGTCCACACGGAACGAGGCCGGCTTCAGCTCATCAACAACCTGAAGGATCTGGACCTTCTCTGGCTGCCCGGTCTCTGGGTTGACAGTGGTCTTCTCGCGCCAGGCCTTGCGCGTGCGGGCCGTGACCATCGGCCCCTTGATCACGCCCACGCCCATTACCGCGGCGTCGTGCAACACCTTGCGCACCTCGCCGTTGTAGTCACACTCGATCAGCTGGTCGTTGATCTCGTTCTCCATCGCCTCGGCCGCCTTGCCAGCGGTCTGCTGCACGGCCAGGGCAATTTGCTTCTTTTTGGCGGGACGCCCAAATTGTGGGTCGTCAGTGACGTTGCCCTCCTCGTCGAACAGCACGGGCTGCCCGGTGGCCGGGTCGATCAGCGTCTCGTTGCTCTGCAGCGCCGTGGCGCAGTCAGGGTCCGGAGTGGGCTGGATGCCCCAGTTGCGGTCGTCGGTCGGCAGCAGGATGTCCGACAGCCTGGCCTCAGCAGAGTTCGCCTTCTGCCTGGTGATGCCCACGAACACCGTCGAACGCGTGGGCAGCGCCTCGCGTGTGGTGACCGGGTAGCCCTGGTAGACCGACTCCATCATGGACGCCGCCATGCGCGTAGCCGGGTCCTTGCCATGGTACTGGTCCAGGTCCTGGGTGACGCGCTTGTCCCACCCCTGCGACGCACGGGCGGTGATCCACTTGTCACGCGTGACTGCAAGAGACGAGCCGAACGCCTGCAGTCGCTCCTCGCGGGCGACTTCCTGCGCTACGTCGTCTTTTTCAGATGTTCGTTCTTGCATGTCACGTTTCATTGTTGGTGCCGGCTGTCCCCTCGCAGGCCGGCGCTGCGCCACCATTCATCCGAGAACTGGACGTCACCCCACCAGAGTGATCACCACCCCACGGCCGGGTCAAAGACCTCGAACCGTGGTACGTTGGCCGCAAACAGCCGGTTCTGGTTCTTGACCGGTTCCAGCTCGTGCAGGCTTTTGGCCTTGCGCAGCATCATCAAGGCATAGCGGGTGGCCGACAGGATGTCGTCGTCCTCCTTGACGATGATCCCTTCCTTGCGGTGGTACAGACGAAACTCGCTGAACCAGTCCTCCAGGTGCGAGAACACCCGCAGCCTTCGTGTCTGCATCCGCTCCATCATCATCGAAACCCCAGCCTCGACGCTGTTGCCCCCGGGCTTGCCGTCCGGCCGGGGCTCAAACTGCGCCCGCTCGCTCAGCATGTTCATGCCGAACTTCTTGTACTGCTCCATCAGGATCTCGCCCGAGCCCTTGTCATGCTGCAGGCCGTCGTGCGGCCATGCCCACGGGATGTTCTGGTAGCCCTTGCCGATGACCATCCCGGCCTGGGTCATCACAGGGGTCTCCTTGACCTTCCAGGCGTCGTAGACATAGACCGTGTCCGTGTCCCTGTCGTGCGCCATGCACGCGAACGCGGACGGGTGGCCCCATCCAAAGTCCACCCCGTTGATGCGCGCCCAGTGCGGCGGGATCTCGAACGGCTGCACAGTGATCACCGACTCGGCCACCGGGAACACCAGGCCGGAGCCCATGATCGGAATGCCACGTGCCCGGGCCTCGCGCTCGTGCTCCGGGTAGGTGGCAATGATCCGGGCCTTCTCCTCGTCGGTGTAGTGCTCGGCGTCTTCGATCGTCATGCGAGTGACGGTCGTGCCCTCGGGCTTCTCGAGCAGGAAGCGCTTGACCACCTGCGACATGCCCATCAGGGGCGTGAACGTCACGAAGACGATTCCACCCGTTGCGTTGGTACGAGTGAGAGCTTCGCTGTAGATGTCAAGGGGCGGCTCCTCGTCCATCCACACCAGGTCGACTGTGTCTGCTTGCCACTTTGTGCGGCCCTGGTCGTAGCTGTTGAACTGGATGACCGACTCGCCGCCGTACTCGTTCTTGACCGTGATGCTGGCCACGGCGTCGGGCACCCCCTGCTTCATGCTGTGGGTGCCGATGCACTCCTTCGGGATCGCACCGGTGCCCCACTCTTCACGCTTTTGCGGCGGGCCCACCAGCAGACGCTGCACGCCCTTGCGCGTCAGTTCGCCCGATTCGGAGCCGACGAGCACGCTGACCGGGCGGTGGAACCTGCGGCCCGTCCACCAATCGGGGTAGCGGCCGGTGGCGTGCATGGCAATCTCGTAGGCACCGGCCCACGTCTTGCCCAGCTGGTTGCCGGCCATGAACAACCGCTCGCGGAAGCCCTTGCCGACCTCGTGGAATTCCTTCTGCTTGACGTACGGCTTGTACGCCGCCAGCATGTTCTCGCGGTGCCGGCGGTCGCGGATCGTGAGCAGCTCGAGCAGCTCGAGCTTCTCCTCCGGGCTGAGCGCCTGCAGCTCCTGCGGTGTCACTCGACGTTCCTCGTCAAGCCGTGCAGGATCCAGATCACGGCCGCGCCGACCACGGCCAACGGCACCGTGACCACGAACAGGGCCGTGATGAGGATCGCTTCGGTCATGGCTTGGCCCCCGTGGTGCGGGACATCAGCGCCTGCAGCCGGCGGTCGATCTGGTCGTCCGTCAGCTCCGGGCCCTTGTTGACCACTTCGACGCTCTTCAGCTTGGGGCGCGTGTACTGCGCCAGCTCGGTGAGCAGCTTGACCTTCGTGTCCATGTCGACCACCGGCTTGAGAATCGGCTCCCCGTTCTCGTCCTTGATGATAGACCCGTCACGTGCCCGGTGCGGCTCCTGCGTCGTGAGGACCTTGGCCAGCTCTTCGATCGGGTCCAGGCCGTACCCTTCGAGCACGTCGGAGACCGCCCGTAGGTTCAGCTTGCCCGAGCGGCTGGCCTTGCCGCCCTGCCCGTGGTGAATCTGCGACCTGGACTCCACCTCGTGGGCCGGGTCGTAGTTCCACATGGACGGCGTCGTGGGCACATCGCCGAGCGTGCCAGACAGGCTGGCATTGCGTCTTGAGTGGTTCGCGTTCACGAAGTAACTCCCAGAACGCCCGCTGCGTGTGCCACCCCCATAGTGGATGGGACCCGCGGCCGGAGTCCCAAAAGCGGGGGCATACGGGGGGTCGAATCCATGGGCGTGGCGCGATCGAGACGGGGGGAGGGGGGTCGAAAATGGCTGGCGTCAGGCCTTGACCATGCCGCTGATCAGCGTGCCGTCGAACCCCTTGACCGACGAGCCGGGCTTGGACCCGGCCACGCCTTGCGCGGGGGCCTTGCCCATCGTGATCGGACCCGAGGGGGCCGGCACCTTGCCGGGCTTGGCGCCACTGCCGAATCCCTCGGCAGCGGTGACGGGGTTGCGGCTGGGAGGGGTTGCGTACTGTTGCGATGCCATGGCTGTTCCTTCAGTGTGACAAGACGGGGCGCGCTGCCCCTGGTTTCCCTCGTAGAGGGGTGAAAGGTTCGGTTCCTCGTCGAGGCACTAGGCCAGCGACTGCATCGGGCCGCCGGGCTTCCGGTAGCCCTGATCATCCCGGGCGGCCGCCTCCTGCTCCCAGGTCTCGGCAGGCTCGGCGCCCTCGCCCAGCTCGTCGCGCACCATCGCCAGGACCTCGTCCAGCGACTGCAGCGCCACGGGCTGCTCGGCCCCTTGGGCCTCCACCATGAAGGTGCCGTCCTCGTTGCGCGTGATGGTGATGCTCTGGCCGTCCATTGAAATGCCCTATCGCCCGACGCGGGCCGATTGATTTTCGGGCCGGATACATCGCGTTGCAAATAGTCAACAGAACCCCGGTTGGACGACAATCCGCACCCGGAAGTCACCCCGGAAGTCACCCCGGAAGTGGCGGTCAGCCTGGAAAGACCCCACAAGACAGTAGGACTTGCACGATTTCGCTTGCAGTGTGACATGCAGCCTGTCACAGTCCGGTCCATCGCAGCACGGTGCTGCGAGTCAACCCGGAGTCAACACCATGAACACGACCCCCATCATCACCATGAACATCGGCCTCCGCATCGGTCGCAGCGCTCACCTGAACACCGTCACCCAGACGTGTCAGGCCCTGGAACGCGCCGGCTTCAACCTCCAGATGATGCGCGTGGACCAGTCCAGCACCGAGCCCACCGTGGTGGTGCAGGTCGAGTCGGCCTCCACCTGGGGCGTCGACCCGGCCCAGGCTGGTGCGCTGCACGGCGTGGCCGCCGTCCTCGGCCAGCAGGCGATCGCCATCTTCGAGCCGAACCGGGGCCACGGCGTCCTGGTGGGCCCAGAGGCCGCCGCCTGGGGCAAGTTCGACCCCACCGAGTTCATCACCATCACCGGGCGCCGTCTGGTGCCCAAGGCCGCGGGGTCCTGGGGCTCTGGCGTGACCCGTGACCAGTCCGAGGACCGGGCGCAGCCGTACACGCTGGCCCAGCTCGCCGCCCTGGGTGCCTCCCGAACCTAAGGGTTTGTCCTGATGACAGCCGGGCTGTCGCGCTGCACAGTCCGGCTCACCCCCTCACCACCTGGAGACCTACCATGCGATTCCTCCCCGCCTTCGACATCTGGGCAGTTCCGACCGAGTTGCTGGCCGCCGCCCAGCCGGGCCAGCACGTGTTCGCCGGAGACCCGCGCGACCGCAACGCCCGGGGCCGCCTCTGGGGCGTCAAGCGCTCCGGCACCGTGGTCGTCGCCTGGAGTGGCAACACCCGCACCCGGAAGACCCGGGCCGATCAGGTGGACTACCACCGCGCGCTCCGCGCCTACGCTCTCGGCCGCTGACCCCTCGGCTCTGCCCGGCGTGCTGGGCAGACCTGAGGCGTCGCATCCCGCGCCGCCCGCACCTGGAGACCTCACCATGACCTTCCTGCACCGTGCCCTCTGGGCCGCCTCCGCCCTGTCCCTCGTCGCCCTGGCCCTCGTCGGCTGGCAGGCCGCCACGTACCTCACCACCGGCCATGGACTGCACCCTGCCCTGGCGGCAGGCCTGGGCCTGTGGATCCTGGGCCTGGGCTGGGCCTGCGCGACCCTGGCCGACACGATCGCCGCCCGGCATCACGTCGAGTAAGGGTTTGTCCTGATGACAGCCGGGCTGTCGCGTTGCACAGTCCGGCTCACCCCCTCACCACCTGGAGACCTCACCATGACCGCACCCACCATCCACTGCGTCAACGTCATTCACCCCCGGCGCAGCGGCGCCCGCACCCACTCGGTGTCCCTGAAGCTCGTGCTGGCCATTTCAGAAAAGGAGGCCCTGCGCCGAGTGGCCGCCGAGTCCGACGACGGCGACCTGATCCGCTACCGCAACGCCTTCGAGCCCGCAGAAGTCTTGACGTGGTCGTGGCAATCCTGGACCCGCGACGATGTCGCAAGCTCGTCGGCCCGCCCTGCCCGGGCCCTCTCCCCGGTGACCGAACGCGACCGCGCCCGGTTCTGGGAAGACGTGGTGCCTTACTTCGGCCTGGACACCTCGTTCGACTACGAGGCCACCCCCGAGGTATTGCTCGGCTACCTCAAGGCCTACGATCGCGCCGAGGCCATCTGACCCCACGGTTCTGCCCCTGCTGGGGGCAGACCTGTGGCGCCACTTCCGGCCCACGCAACCGCTCACCAGGAGAACACCATGAGCACCGAACTTGCCCTGAACCGTCAATGGTCCACCCGCCCCGCCGATGAGCGGTTCGTCTCCCTGCACGAGATGCAGGCCAAGCTGCACGCCCGCCGTGCCATCTCCCGCGCTGCCGTGACGTCCTCCCGGTCACTGCGCGTCGAGCCCACGGCCGACAACCGGGGTTTGCAGGTCCTGTCCAAGGCCGGCGTGCCTTACGCCCCCACGCACTGGGCCTTCGGCCAGCTCGCCAGCCTCGTCGGCGCTCCTGCCGGCTACCTGCGCAGCCTGCCTGCCCCTGTGGCTGCCGATTGCGTCAACTACGGCTTGCAGGTCGAGCGCGACGCCCAGGACATCGGCGTGCTGATCACCGGCGGCGGGGAGAACACCCTGCGCGCTGCCACCGGCCCCCAGTACGGGCGCATCTGGAACAGCGACATCGTCGACACCCTAACTGACCGGTTCGGTGACGGTGTCAACGGGCAGTGGCGTGTCCCTGGCGAATGGGGCCGCCGCGTGGTCGTCAACCGCGACAACACCACGCTGTACGCTGGCGACCGCGACCTGTTCATTTTCCTGGCCGACGAGGAGAACCGCTTGCCGGTGGCCACGCGCCAGGGCGGTGACCAGGGCACGCTGGCCCGGGGCTTCCTCATCAGCAACAGCGAAGAGGGTTCCGCCACGCTGCAGTTCCGGGCCTTCCTGTTCGACTACGTCTGCGGCAACCGGATCATCTGGGGCGCCCAGGAGGTTGCCAACGTCAAGATTCGCCACACTGCCAGCGCGCCGGACCGCTACCTCGAAGAGGTGGTGCCCCTGGTCCAAGCCTACGCTCAGTCCAGCGCCACTGGCATCGTGGACCGGGTGCAGATCGCCCAACAGACGAAAGTCGACAAGCTGGACGAGTTCCTGGCCTCCCGCTTCGGCCCGCGCGTGGCGCAGCGCATCGTCGCCGCCCACGAGACGGACGAACAGCGCCCGATGGAAACGGTGTGGGACGTCGTCACCGGCGTGACCGCATACGCCCGGGGCGTGCCGTTCCAGGGGGATCGCGTCGAGATCGAAGCCCAGGCCGGCAAAATCCTGGACCTCGTCGAGGCCTGACGTCAGCGGCATGCGGGCCCTTCGGGGTGCTGCATGCCAGTGGCGCCATCCCGGCACCCTTCAACCTGGAAACCTGACCATGCGCCTTGCGCCCGTGCCCCAGTCCGCCGCCTCGGCCACGTATTTCAGCGCCTACAAGCTGGGCCCCTGGGAGCTGGGCCGGTGCGTGGCTCCCTCGTACTACGACAACGGCACCCCCACGGGCGGGGAATGCGGCGACTTCCTGTTCGACGACGGCACCGGCTACGCGGACCTGGACGGCCAGCCGTTCAAGGCGTATGTCTGCAAGCGCTGCGCGCCCCGCCTGCTGCAGGCCGCCTGACCCCACCGCTCTGCCTCCGCCCGGGGGCAGACCAGTGGCGCCATTCCGGCACCGCACCCCCGAAAGGACCCGCTCCATGCATGACCTCAACGCCATTCGCCGCCTCAACGCCGAGGCCCACGCGGACAGCATCACCGCCGCACGCGCCGCTGGCAAGCACGTCGTGGCCGAGTTCGCCGGCCTGCACCTCATGACCACCGAGGTGTTTGACAACGAGGCCGCCGCCCTGGCTGCCCTCAAGGCCCCGACCGAGGCAGGTGACTCCCGCGCGTACTTCCCGCCCGTGCCGGCGCACCACGCCTCCAGTCGTGACCAGTCGGAAGATCGGGGACAGCCGTTCACCCTGGACCAGCTCGCCGCCCTGGGCCGCTCCGGAAGGAACGGCTACCCCGAAGACGAGTTCGTGGCGGCTGCGGTCTGACCATGCGCCGGGTGACCTTCGACCGGCTGCCCCTTGACCGGGAAGCTGGCCGCACGATTCTCGACAACCCCGGCATTGACGGGGCTTGCGCGTGGTGGACCGGCGCCCGCAAGGACAACCCGCACGTGGCTGTCTTCGGGCCCGGTTGCGCGTTCAAGACCGAAGCCGAGGCCCTGGCCGCCCGGCCCCAGGCTGAGGTGGTCTGGACCCGGGCCCAGGCTGCTCCGCAGGCGCCGGCCACCGGCCGCACCCAGGCCGCCCTGCGGCTGCTCGAACGTGACCCGAACCTGTCCCCGTTCGCTGCTGCCAAGCAAGCCGGGGTTCACGTCAGCGCCGTGTACCGCGCGCTGCAACGGGCCTCCCGGCCCGTGTGTGAGTGCTGCGGCCAGCGGCTGCCAGCCTAACGCGACGCCCCGGGCTCAGACCTCGTCGTCTGAAACCCGGGGCCAATTCGCGGCGACGTCACGCTGCCGCTGCCAGCGGTCACGGCACCACGCGTCGCACCAGCGGTTCCCCGCCAGCAGGACCTCCGCGCAAAACAGACACGTGCCTCGCGGCAGGGGGCCGGAGCTGCCCCTCCTGGCTGCAGCCAGGGCCATTTCGCGCTCGCCCTCCTCAAGTGTCTGGGCGTGATCCAGGATGTCCATGGGGGCCGATTGTCACAAAAGGTCGGAAACCCTGCACAATCTCCGACGGAATGGAACGTGCCCTGCTGACCGCTGGCGGCTCGGCCTGGGGCACCACCCTGGCGCCCTTGCTCATGTTCTCGTGCGCCAGCTCCAAGCACAGGTTGTGCTGCACGTGCAACCCGCAGACGTTGCGTCCGCGCAACGGCACCCAGTGCCCAACGTGGACGTCGTAGCCCAGCGCCCGCAGGGCCTTGGCCACCCTGTAGTACACCCGCACCGCGTCGGACGCGTACCATGGCACCCTCACCCGTTGGCGCTGCCTGCGTAGATGGTTCCGGGCGCGCTTGTACCCCGGTCGGTTGTCACTCCACCGCCGCAGGTGGCCGCTGACCTTGGCCGGGTTCGCCCGGCGCCACGCCTTCAGCGTGGTGTTGGACTTCTCGCGGTTGTTCTCCCGCCACGCTTTGACGTGCGCCGAGTCGCAGGCCTTGCACCGGCTCGACCCGGTGTAGAACGCGTCCAGCGCCAGCTCCAGCCGGCAGTCACAGCACCTCTTCACGCAGCCTCAGGCATGGCCGCTCGAAGCAGCAAGTCCTGCACCGTCAGCTTGCCCGGCAGGACGTCGGCCCAGATGTCGTGCTCGCGGGTGCCCCTGGCCACCAGCACGTGTGCGAACACCGTGTCGGCCTGCGTGCCATGCCTGTGCAGGCGGCCGTTGGTCTGGTCGTACAGCTCACGGTCCTCGGGCACGCTCGTCCAAACCAGATGCTGCGAGATCCGCTGCAGCCCGTCGACCCCGTGGCCGGCAGATGCCGGGTGAACGGCCAGCAGCCGCAGCTTGCCGGCCTCGAACGCAGCTTTGGCGCCCGGCTCCCGGATGTCGGCCACGTGCTTGCCGAACCGGCCGCGCATGCGCCCCAGCTCGTGGATCCACTGGTACGCCACCAGGACCGGGCCGTCGATCGCCTGCACCAGCTCCTCGAGCCGGTCCAGCTTCACCGTGTCCAGGTCCAGCCCTTCGCCGGTCTCGTCGTAGACGAACCCGCTGGCGCACTGCCTCAGCTTCGCATGCTGGACAGCAGCGCTGCCGCAGGCAATCCCCCGCCACAGGGAGTCCCTCAGGAAGGCCCCTGCGGCCCCGCTGGCGGCGTCGGACGGGTCAACCCATACCGGCGCCTCCACCAGGGGCACAGCGAGGCTCCTGGGCACGCTGATAGCCACGCTGGCGCACTTCGCCCGGAATGCGTCGGCCAGGGGCGGCGCCACCTTCCAGCTGTAGACCTGCCCGGTCTGCCAGTTCCTGCTGTCCGGCACGCACCACGTCTCCCTGAAGTCGGTCAGCGTGCGGCCCAGCAGGCCGGGCTCGATCAGGTCGAGCTGCGCGAAGACCGCCTCCTGGTGGTTCGCCGCGGGCGTGGCCGTCAGCTCCAGCACGTGCTCGACCACGCCTGTCCGGTGCACCGCGTGCCGCGCGGCCTTACCACGCTCGCTCTGCTGGTCCCGCAGGAAGCTGCTCTCGTCGAAGACGACGCCGTCGTACGGCCAGTTCTTGCCGTAGGCCTTGGCCAGCCAGGGGAACGCGTCCCATGAGCACACGTGGATGCGCTCCCGCAGGGACAGCAGGTGCGACTTGGTCGCCCGCTTGTCTCGAAAATCCAGGGCCCGATTCCCGGACACGCTCGCGACCCCTGTCGAGCCAGCACCCACGTTCGCCCGACCAGAGCGGGCGGCGCCGTCCGTCAAGGTTGCAACTGAACGATCGGTTGCAACCTTGCGCCCCAGGTTCAGGTCCTCGAACCCAATGACCCTGACCTCGCTCGCCAGGTGCTGCACGTGGCCCCACAACTGCCACTGCAGCGGCCAGCCTTGCTGGGCCACCAGCTTGGGGGCCACGATCAGCACTTTCGACAGGACGCAGTCGTCCATCCGCTGGGCCAGC